AGATCCGGCGACCGATATGTCTGCTGGGTTTAAAACTACATACTTATAGGGAATTTCTACCTTAGAGGTTTTTCCACCAAAGGTTTGGGTAATTTTTTTTACGTCGGCAGGCTTTAATTTAGCATCAAACCTGTAAAGAAAAACGTTTCCTGATCTATAGTACTCCCTGAAGAACCTATCTTGCAAGTCCCAGATGTTTATTTTGTTTAATAAAGACTCGAAGAAGTTTCTCGATTTTTTACTCCCACCTTCAAAAAAGATTTCGCTAGAAGAAAACTCTGTCATCAAGTCAATCGTGTTCCTGAATACCGAAAAGTTGTAATAAGCCTTCTGACACAAAATTACAGCATCTCTGATAGAGACTCCTGACGACCCAGACCCGCTGTAAGTTTTAAACGGTATGAGGCCATCTTCAATATTTTTAAACTTATCTGTTCTTTCTATTGAGCCAGCCTTATTTCTTCTATAGCTTGTTCCCCCCACGTGCGAACCTAAGGCTTCGTGCGAAGCGGTAGAGGTCATCAAAGGTTCTCCGCTGTCCGCCTTTGCGCTCTTAGCAGACTTCTTAGCGGGCTTCCTCACCTTTTTGGGCGAGCCTTTTACGTTTCCTTTACTTTCGTTCATTTTTTTAAATTTTAGATTATTTTTTCGTTTAAAGCTTTATTTCAATTACACCATTCTCGGCACGAAGGTAGAACTTCCTTCACTTAGTTTATAATTTTGCATGTCAAAGTAGCATTTTGTCGCCCAATTCGCAAGAAGTAAAGCGGTATAATTATCTTTTCTTGCTCTACCCGCGCTAATGTTTCGCTTTAAATGTTGAGGAAGATCAAATGTCTGTGTGCCCCTAGCGGTGGTTTTAACTTCAACCAGCGCACATTGTCTTTTAACTTGATGTATTAGATCGTCTTGAGTTTCTATGAACATTCCCAGATTTTCTTCACCAACTTGCTTTAAGTTAATTCTATAAGTGCTTTGCTTGTCGAATTCGGAGCCATTTGCTGACGTTCTAGAAGCAAACCATACCCTTTTGTAATCGATGTTAGCCTGAAGAAGCTCGTTAGCTTTTCTTATCCAATCGCTCGAAAAAACTTGATTGAATACTATTTGCCTGTTTTCTTTATTATACGCTCTTTTAAAATCTCTTGTTTGTTTAATGTAATCTGTGCCCTCCTTGTTAGAGTCGAATTCAATTGTTTTTAAATTAATTTTATTATCCAAGAAAAGCTTAGAATTGTTGGCTGCGTCAAGAAACATGTCTGACCCAGCGTTATCGACAGAAATTAAAACTGGATCAAAGTTTTCTAATATATAATAAAGGTACTGCACGTGCTTACTTAAGCTGCCCAGTCCTGCGTAATTATGTACTAATGTGGAGGTTTCTTTTTCCTCGTCGATTTCCATTATCGCTATACCGAAATAATCGGCGCTTGGACTATCGCTCATATTGGGGTCAATGCCTACCACGTATTTCTTGTCTCGCCTTTTCTTTACGAGAGTCGTTGGCTCTTCTCCATCCGGAACAGTGCAATCGTGCATTTTAATTGCGCTAAAATAGCTATCGCTACCATCAGTAAACATCGCACAATATTCCCTTTGGAAGGAGGCGTTTGAGGTCCCCCCGTCTTGGGCAGCCTCGATAATGGTTTGATCGATCATGTGCTCGGGCAATGCCTCGTACCCCATCTGCGAAATAAAATATGAGGAGTTACTTTCCTTGTCGCTGTAAATGTGATTCGACCAATCTTTATAAGTTTTATATAAATTTTCAAACGTGTACGACGCTGAGGATAAGGCTATCATTTTTGAATCATTATTAAACACTATTCTTTCTTCTTCCGTCATGTGGCCTGATCCAATTAGTTTGTCCTCCATTTCTCTAATCTCAATACGCTCTTTCATGTTTTGAGGAGCCACCAAGAACGGCATAAGGACCGTATTGATTAAGTCTTCCGGCAATAAAAGGTACTCGTCTAGCAAAAGGACATTAGCGCGAAAACCACGAATCTTTTCCCCGTTAAGAGGAATGGCTGTTATGGTTCCTCCGTTGATGGACCACTCGAACTGGTCATTACGTTTTATTTTTGCGCCAAAGCACTGAGCCAATAGTTCTGCCCCCTTAGATTCAACCATCTTTTCTAAGTTGCTAAATATAAACCTTGCTGTACGAAACGTCGGGCCCGCAACCAGTATCTTAGTTCCGGGGTTAAAAATACACTGCAGGAAACAGAAAACCGAAGCTATAAAAGTTTTACCGCAGCCACGCCCCCACACGCACATCGTAAAGTTTCTATTCATCATACCGCGAAGAGTTACCTCTTGGTATGTCGCTAGTTTAATTCCGGATAATAGCTCCGTGGTAAACCCTAGGTTGGCTTGCAGAAACCTTGCCAAAGTCATTTTCGCTTCTCTGTCGGACAAGAAGCCTTCCATTTCCAACATCTTTTTATTGATGTTTTCTGGTTCTGTCACGTATTTTTCAGGGCAGTACCACATTATAGAACTTTCGTATCGTACGCGTATTGTAAATCTATCTGTTTGTAAAAGCACCCGCTAAAGAATATTTTTTTAATAACTCTTTCAGCTTCCTTTCTGCCTCCGACGAAGAGAAATTGGATGTGTGGATATTTTTGTATTAGTTCTCGCACGTTGTGAAATATGTATTCTGGCGTTGCTTTTATTTTTTTTGATATATGAGGCAAATATTTAAAGCTAACAGCATGACTTAACGTGTCTTCCACTAGAATAATCAAATTAATATTTTTATCTTCAGCTCTTACTATTTCTTTTTCAAATCGATCTAAGTTTTTAACGCTCATGGTGGAAATGAAATCAGCCAAAGACTTCCTTTCTATATAGCAATTGCATGTTAATTTAGGCTCACTAAAAGTATAATCCCCCACGGATAACGTCGTAGACCTCGTGGGGTAATCATCAAACTTTAAAGGTAATTGTTCTCTTGTGTCCACGTGTATAGAGTATTGCGGCTTTGCGTATTCCTTGCCCTCAACTATTTCTGTAGGTAATTGATATTTATTTTTGAACCCCATTTCTTCGCACACCTTGTAATACCCATTTAAAATATCTCTCAAGTATTGAATGGGCGGTGAAAGTATTGTTCTAAGCTCCACTTGAGTTGGGGTATAGACAAGTCCTTTATCGTTTTTTCTTTTTAATAGAGTGTTTTTACAATAGGTCTCAGCTTCTTTCTCTGGGACCGATTTAAGCCAAAGCCTAAGGTTGGTTCTGGAGTTAAAGTCTGTCGAAAAATACTGCTCTAAGGATTTGTACTTGATAATGTTGCCGTCATGAAGGTCATACCTTGGGAAATATTTTTGATAATACCCCACGACCCTTAAATCATGAGCCTTGATATGCGCGTGTAGTTGTCTGCGCGTTTCGAATTGTTTTTCGCAAGCTTGACAAGTTGGCTCTGGCGCAGTGACTTTACTCATCTAAAATCTCTCCTTCACTTATCCCCATGATTCTACATTTAATTTCATCCATGTCGGTTAAGCTTTTGATCTCTTCTGATACAGCCTTCTTTCTCATGTTTGCTAGCCGTATTAGTTTCTTTCTACTTTCTTCTTCTTTCCAAAGCTGGACAAGGTTTAGCACGCTTGCGTTTTCTTTGATCTTGTTTTTAAGTATATCGCTCCTTTTCTGCTTTAAAGATTCTAGAAGTTTTTGTTGCCTGTTGATGCATTGGTTGTACTCTGTCTGAGCAGAGCTGATGGCGTCTACAAGAGCCATGGCAATACGTCTCCCTTCTGTATCTTCCGCTGCAGTATCAAGCAGTTGCTGAAGCCTTTCTGTTCTTCTTTGAATACTGGCGGCAATAATAACTTCTGTAGAAAGAACTATGTATTGGTCCACCTCTTCTTGAGATAAATCTGGCTTATCATGCGAATACCTTATGAAGCTGCTCTCGAACAGGTCTCTGTCTGTTTGCGACGAGTAAGTATTAATTTGGTGACTAAACCTAAAAGTACTTAAATAATTAATCAAAGAATCAATATTCTTTTTGACTGAGCTTGTAATTTTATTTTTATCGATCGCATTATTAACGTACCTGTTAACTGTATTGACGGTTTTGTCGAAAGTTCTGGGAGGTTTGTATTCTGCACTAGGAACTTCGTTGGGGTTTTCGTACGGATTTAAATCTAGGGACTTTATGTATTCATTTACCGCGCGAACTTCTTGATGAAGGTTTGTAAGCTCGTCGTTAGCGAATATAACGCACGCTATTTCTCTTCCGTTCATCATACTCCCGTTACTCTCTATAAATTGTTTGTGTTCTTGGGTAAGCTCTACTTTTTCTTTCGCTTGGTATTCGTGCGCACCTCTTGCCTTTATTTTTCTTGTAGCTAGAAAAGCCTTAATTTCTCTGCCCTCTTTGCTTCTTCCGTCCAGCTCTGGGTTATTTGGATACGCGAGCTTTATTAATTCTAGTAACGAAGGAGGGTTATCCTCACGAGAATTCCATTCGTTAAGAATTGTTTTCTTTTGATCTTCAGTGAGTAGGGAGTTTTCCATAAAATTTACATTAAATCTATATCGCCTTTTGCAAGGGCTTTCTTAACTTTTTCTATAACTTTTTTTCTTATATTTTTAATTTGCTTATATCCGGGTTTACGGTTTCGCTCGTTAGACTTAAAACCTAGCAACTTAGAGACTTCTTCTTCCTCCTGATTATTTATAAAAAGCCCCTCATACACAACCCATTCGTTAGGTCTAAGGATTTTTTTCATTTTTAAATGTAGGTTTTTAGCGCTTCGCTCTATATCTATACCGCTCTCAAAGCTTACGGATCTAATCTCGTGAGAATGATCGTCTAACGCTAATGGCATTTTTACGTCATAAGCTTTTTTCTTTGTTTTTTCCCATTTTGCGTATAATGGACATTCCGAGCATTGTTTTTCGTATATTTTACATGAGCTATTAGGCTCTGCCGCTTCGCATTTTAAGCATGGCCTACTAAAATTACCATAATTATTTCTTATAAGGTTTTTAATTTGATTTGAAATTATTCTATTAATCCATGGTCCCAAGGGTTTTTCTGGATTATAAAGATGCCATTTCTCATATATGTGAATCCTTATTATTTGAGAAACATCGTCATAGTCCATCCAGTGAAGGGAGGTTAAGCTCCACTTTCCTCTCCTCTTTCTTATTTCGGTATCGATAAAACCAATAGACTCTTCGAAGGTTGGTTTCTTAGCTGTAGATTTCTTATCCCCATCGTTAGACATCTTCCCCCGGTTTTAAGGTTCCCGCCTCTTTTTGGAATTCTTTCTTAAACTCCTCCCTTGAAGTCTCCTTTCTTTTGATCGGGAAGAACTCTTTGTTGTCTCTTAATTGAGATTCGTCTAGCGTACCCATCACTTCTTCAATTTTCTGCGTACGAACAGATAGTGCGCTTTTATCGAACTCAAAATCAAGTGCGTCGATATTTATATCTTTTACTTGGACAGCTTCTTCAAGCTCTTCGCTGTCTTCCGTGTCTTCCGTGTCTTCTGCCTTTTCGGAGGCATCAGAAGGGTCCAGTGCGGTTCCGCACTTTTGACAAAACTTTGGTTTTTCTCTAGCTGAGAAAACCGACTTAGCCCCGCACTTAAAACAGTATTTCTTCATATAGATTATATTACCCGTAAATCGTTTTTTTAAAAATAAAAATTTTCCGTTTTAGGTGTAATCGGTATTAGGCGAAATGAAAAAAAAGCTAAAACAAATTATGGAGTTAAGCTTCCCTTTCTGCAAAAACGAAGATGATCAAATTGCCCTGTATTTTCAAAAAATAAATTCCCTAGCTCATGATGCAGAGATTTACTTAAATCATCGTAAGTCCGATCAAAAACCCAAATAGCCCAAGTACTCGCTCGGGGTTTGGAACTTAATTAAGATTTCGTCAGCCAGTTCTTTTGGTATGCCGTCTTCCATTGTGAAGCCTTCGTCCGCGGCCCATTCCCACTTTTTTAGATTAACCTTAAAGCAGGTCAGCACGTTGTGAATTTTAGTTTCTTCTACGACTAGGCACACTAGCTTTTCCCCGTTAGAAACAAAGACCGCGTTTTCCATCTTAGTTTCTATAATTGCGAGGGGTGATCCCTCCTCTTGAGATAAGGATTTAAGGTTTTCAAATTCTTTCCTTAGGGCTGAGTGCATTTATTCTTCCTCTGCGAACTCACGGATTTTTTTAATTAAAAATTTGACCAATTTTGATCTCATTATGTCTTCCTCCGAAAACTCAAACGTATATATTCCCATGTTAACGCTTTCTTCGTCAGAAAAAATATGAGACAATCCCTCAAATCCTCCGTGTGTATTTTCATTTTTTAAATCAGTTTGCATTGGGTCAGCTAAAATAAAGCACCTACACCCTTCCCCCATTCTGGTGAGCACAGTTATAATTTCCTTAATTGAGCTGTTTTGAGCTTCGTCAAGAATAATGCACTTGTGTTTCCAATTCATGCCTCTGGCAAAATTCACAGGAAACATGGAAATTCTTTTTTGTTCTTCTAATTTTTGAGCGGTACTCTCTTTTAATAGTTCGTCTAGCTTATCAAGAAAAGGTAAGTTGTAGAATCTCAGCTTTTCGTTTGCGTCTCCGGGTAAATATCCCAAGCTTTTGTCAGAGCTTTCTACGGCGGACCGTAAGTACATTATATCGTCAGCAACCTTCATGTTTAAAAGCTGGAGACCGCAGTATACGGAAAGAAGCGTCTTCGCTGTTCCCGCTGGACCATTAACGAAAACTATTTTAGTTGAAGGGTCTAGAGCTGTCCTAAAAAATTCTTTTTGCTTGTCTGTCCAAGGAAATTGATTAAGCTTTATTTGCTTGTTAATTGGGTTAGGTGTAACGATTTTAGGGTCTCTGTTCGTTTTGTTTAAGTCTTCGGCTAATTCTTTGCCCCCGCGTATTTTGACTTTCCCATTAGATGCAGACCCGGCATTATCTTTTCTTTGCATAGCTAATGGAGATTACACCCCATTCAGCTTTAATCCTTAACAAAATCAAAATAGATTATTATCAGACATAAGGCTGTCTATTATGGAATAGTTATTTTCATACGACGTAAAGTAACTTATCTTTATATTGGCGCGTAAAAACTTCCTTTCATCAAACTCCCCCCTGTTCCTCGCGGAAGTGTAATATGTGCTAGCTTTTTCTCTTTGGCATATCTCGAAAATCTTATCGTGGTATGATTTTTTTACACAACCATGCTTGATAGAAGAGATGGTGAACTCCGTTTTGTAGCCTAGCTCATCGCATATCCTATATACACTATACGCAGAAATGTCGAAAATATTTTCCGAAGGCAAGTCTATCACCTCTTTCAAAATAGGAAACACCAAATTAAAGTTAGGACAACTCCTATATTGTGTTTTAGTAAATTTAAGAAACTTTTTCTTCCATTGGTCTCCCTTGATTTTTACGTCTTTTGTTAAAGTGGCAGTATTTTCTTTATAGTCGACAGGTACCCTAAAATAAAATTTAGAAGAGTTTAACTTAATGATGGTTTTGTTTACCCAGTTTTTAGGGCTGTAGTTGAAGTCGTCTAAAAAAATAAATTTATCCACCCTTTCGGCTAAATCATAATAAGCCTTATAGGGAAAGAAATTGGGTTGAACAATAGCAAGTTTCACAGGGAGCCTTTTAAGCGGGAGATAGAATATCTATAAAGATTTTTCTTCATAGTACTTTATAGTTTTTTGCAAACCTTTCACCAATTTTGTAGAAGGTTTCCATTTTAAGTTTTTTGATATTTTGTCATTGTTAATGGCATATCTAAAGTCGTGCCCCAAGCGGTCTTCAACAAACGTTATAAAATCATCAGGGTTCCTTTTCAATATTTTACAAATTTCGTGTATTATTTCCAAATTTGTTTTTTCACAATTTGCTCCCACCAAATAGGTCTCGCCCTTCTTTCCTTTGGTCAGCACTTTCCATAACGCCTTACAGTGGTCTTCTACGTAGATCCAGTCTCTGATGTTGTCTCCTTTTCCATAGACTGGGATTAGGGCTTCGTGCAGCAAAGAGTCTATGACGGTGGGTATAAATTTTTCTCTATGCTGGTTTGGCCCGTAATTGTTGCTGCAATTTGAGATTGTTACCGGTAAGCCGTGGGTATGAAAGTACGACCTCACCAAGAAGTCAGAAGCAGCCTTCGACGCAGAATATGGATTTCTTGGGTCATACGAAGTATCCTCCGAAAACTTTGGATCACCCTTTTCTAAATGGCCGTATACCTCGTCTGTGGATACGTGATGGAATCGCTTTATTTTAAATTTTAAGGCGGCTTTAAGCAGGTTGTGTGTTCCGAGTACGTTTGCCTCTAAAAACGCGTCAGCGTTGCGTATAGAGTTATCTACGTGTGTTTCTGCAGCTAGATGGACTACGTGAGTTATATCAAATTTGTAGAAGGTATCATATACGTGCCTGTACTTAGATAAATTATATTTCTCCGAAAGATACTTCGGGTGTTTGCAGAAATTAGCCGTATTATCTAGTGAGCCTGCGTAAGACAAGCAGTCCACGTTAACGAGCCTGTGAACTTGTTTTTTATCTATAACGTGCTCTATAAAATTAGAGCCGATAAACCCACATCCTCCTGTTACTAACAAGTTCATAATTTTTGCCCAAACCAAGTTGACCAAGGGTAAACCCCCAAGCTTCTTGCGATACCATCGTTTACTAATTGGTGTACTTTTTCTTGCGTTGGTTTTGCTTTATCTATCGCTCGACCATTGTCGTCCAGAATAGTGCGGAATTTCATTCTCATGACATAATCATCAAATATAAGGTACCCTCCTTTTTTTACGTATTTTAAATAAATTCCCAAATGTTTTTCTAGATCACCGTCTGCATCAATTATCAAAACGCTAATAGGATCTTTCTTTAATATAGGTATAATTTTTTCTAAAGTCTCTCGGTCATCTGAATCAGTTTTAAATAAATCTATTTTCTGTGTTAGATCGTAATGGTGGACGTTACTCTCGAGGACTGTAAATAGTTCTTCTTTGCTTTGTAAATTAAATTCATTTGTAATCTTCGACCAGTCTTCGATCATCCCTGATTCTATGGAAATCATTCTAGAATTATTCGGCTCTAATCGTGCTTCATTAGGCCAACTGTCATATTTCATACCTAAACCAGCGCTTACAGTAGCGCCCCCCGTAAATGCGCCAATCTCCAATATTGTTCCGGAAGATATGGAAGAGAAGTAATTAATTAAACAAAGAGTTTCAGGAGACAACATGGATCCTGTATGCCCCCGCAAGCCCCAAAAAGATTCTCTTTCTTTTTCTGAAATTTTGTTTAAAATTTGGCATTTCATAAAATGAGGATGACGGACAGGTACATAGCCGTCGAATACTTCGTCTTCATAGAGCTTATCCTCTATGCTCCTCATCCATGGTTCTTCGGGAATATTCATAATGATTATTGTAAGCTTGAGTTCATAATTTTACGTATTTTAAATCCATACCCACGAATGCCCTTTAATTGTTATTAATTGTTCTACTTTTTTTACAGGGCGAAATGTTTCGTTATCTTCAGCGACAGAAAACATGTTTTGCTGCTCGCTTTCATTCCATTTCCATTTTAATTTATATAAATTTGTATCCAAAATAGAACTAGGCTTAAGGTGTAGAGAACCGTTATCAGCATCTGTTTCCGAAATGTGTCCCACAGCATATCCTCTGTTTATTTTGTTTTTGCACTTTAAGGACTCTGGCGATGGGGGAAAATATTGGAACTCTACGTCTACCATGCGTATGTAGCCATAAACACCCAATATAGTGCCGCCAAGATCATCTGGCCCGTCCCTTAAAACTTGAATCCAAGTCGAAGGGTCGTTATCTTTTAAAAGTTCGGGGCAATGGTTATAAGCTACGTAATATTTCATGACTAATTTTTTTACAGTCTTTAAAAACAGGAAACTGTGTCAGCTCTCTATACCCGCCTTCCTCGTTTTGATCTTTATTGTTTAATGGGTAGTTTTGAAATAAAGCTAGCCCACGAGCAGCTTGTTCTGGTGTCATGTACATATTCCATCCTAACATTTCTACGTTGTCTTCTTTGTAAAACTTTTCGCTTCGACCCTCGTATCGAGCCTTTCCGAACCATTCTACCGCTTCTTTATTATCTGTCAATATCATGCCCCCTTTTCCTATGGGTAGAAGTTTTTTTATGTGAAAAGATAGACACATAAAACTATCTGGGATATACATATTGGACGTAAGTCGTTTTGCTGAATCATAAATTGGATATGGTTTTAATTGATAAATTCCCGACCAGTGATTGGTCATGTTAGACTGATCAAAGACAACGTTACCGCCAGCATGAATGATGCTCATAGGTACAGAGAGGTATGTTTCACTAGGGATCGTCACCTCCTTAACGTCCAAATATTTACAGCATAAAAATAAAGCGTTTGTACAACTATCAACAGAGACAGCGTATAGGGAGCCAGTGTACTCTGCTATAACATCCTCAAAGGTCTTGACTATATCGTATGGATTACTTTTTTTCATAATTTTTTCGAACTAAGATGGTGAATTCATAACACCCATAATCATGCAGCAATGAAACGTTTTCAGAAAAGTTTTGTTTGCAAAAGTCAAAAAATTCACACGGGTTCGCATAAAATAAATTATCAACCATTTTATCTTTGTCAGAGTAGGATGTAAGAAAATTCAACGTAAACCCTTTCGTACTAAAATTATCTAGTGAAATTATGCTAGACTTAACATAATCTATCCACTCCTCGTTTGAAGCTGAGAGTTTCATATTAAAAATTCCGCTAGCCATACTATAGTCACAGGCTTGAATAGGGGTGTTTGATTCAAAAAAACTGCATTTCAAATGAGGTGCCCCCTTACAATAACTTTTCGCTTGTTTAATCATTTCACTTGAAATATCAACCCCATAATAATCAAAAGATTTGTATTTTTTTGATAAAAATTTAAAAAGCTCTCCATACCCGCACCCAACATCATTAATTGAGAAATTCTCTTCTAAGGGCTCTATGATTTTAATTAGTTGCTGAAAACTAATCTCTTGCCTTTCCTTATTGTTCCAAACCGCTCCCAAGGGTGTCGCTCCATGTTCTTTAACTTTTTTTGAAAAGAAATCTCGCACATCATTTTCTATAGGGTTATTTGTTAACATATTTTAAGTTCTCCTTAGAGCGTTCTATTCCTAAGTTGAAAAACATATCGAAAATAGATACCTCATGATTAAAGCCACTCCAAAGCTGGGGGTACTCATTATACCCAGAGTAATCTAACCAACTAACTACTATATTATTTCGATTAAATAAATTAATATCTAAATAATGTTCAGCGGCGGGTCCGCTAAGATAATTCTTAGCTTTCCTTTGTCTACATATGTTTAATAGCCTTTCGTTTCTGTCCCCCTTCATAACAAGGTCTTCGCTTTGTAACAGCGTTGTGTTTATTGATAAGGTCTTTAAAATCTTTTTTAAGAAAAACGTGTTGATTTTACTTAAATGCGGCTCTTCCTCAATTTCTTTATACCAGCTTTCCAGAACCGGAAATACCTTGTTAAAGTGGTGGGATTTTTTGTAATTGCTCTCTAGCATCCTGAGGTGTTTTTTGCTCCAGCTATCCTTAGAGACGACAGCTTCATTAATCTTTTGTCCAAAATTTTTCTGTATGGGTATGGTTATCCATTCTGTCCCGTTGGGGGTTTTAATTTTGTTTCTATTTCTCCAATCGTTTTTTGTGTATTGAACGCAATCATATATAACAAACTCATCAACAAGCGCAATGGAATCTATATACCCCTTCCAAGGAATATAATTAGATTGGTTAATCATGATTTTTTTTATTTTTTGCATTTCAAGAAAGCGCAACAACCATTTATCCCTCTATATGGAGACATAACAAGGTAGCTCGGGAACCATTCTTTTCGGGGAAGATGTAATTCGTATTTTGCTTTCTTGTTTTTAAGCATTTTCACCATTGTTGATATAGCATATTCTCCTTTTGGAAAATTATGAGGACCCGGATCAAAATAGTCGTGAGTAACAAAATAGAACTCATCGCTTGCAAGATTATAAATTTTTTCAGCATCTTCATCGCTTAGTTCTGCGTCATTGAATATAAACTCCATTCCATCAAGAATTCCGTAATCTAATAATTGACTACTCCAAGTATTCGGAAAAACTTGAATTCTTTTTGCCACAAGCTCCTGAGAATAAAGAAATGCATTTTGGGCGTCACAAGTATAAATTATCGTATCGAACTCTTCAGTGGCGTAAGCCATGGCATACGCTGTTGAGCCCACCCAAGTTCCTATTTCCAAGATTTTTTTAGGTTGCCTTTCCAAACATAATAACTGTAAGAATTTACAAGACTGTAAATCGGTAGTCCCATCGAAAGATGGATTACCCACCTTGTCGCTATGGCTTATGCACGCCTTGTATGTCGGTAAAAAATTTTCAGAAATTTTATTTAGCTTTTCTTCGTTATTTCCCAGCAGATGATCTATCAATTGAACCATATTTGTATTTATGTTCTTGTCGAAATCCATCCTAAAGCGATCTAAACACCACGACTTATCTCCGACATTTCCGTGCCATATAATACTGGGGTCAGTTAATTGCATGTCATGAAGTTCTTGGGGTAAATCAGAAAATGATATCAAATTTTTCTTTACATATTTTTCACACAAAGAATATATAAAGACTTGTCCTGTCCACCAATTTACGTTTTGGTCAGGGTTGTAGTCTTTCTTAAATTCTGTTAAAAAATCCACGCACTTTTCGCCTTTGAAGCCCATAACCCCTCCACACATTTTCATTCCATCGTGGGGAGCGTTTTCCGTAACTACATAATCGCAATTCATTCCAGAAATTTTCCAAGTTTGCCACGTTAGGTCATTTTCTTCTAATATGTCATATATTCCCTTTATGGGGCCCCTTATCAAGCAGTCAACATCAATATAAATTACCTTGTCGTGTTTTTGTAGTTGCTCGATTATTAAATCCGCCCAAAGAAGCTGTCTTGTCTTTTCAAAATTACCCATTCCGCTGTGTCCGTAGACCGCTTGTTCACTAACGTTTTCTAGGTTTTTTATTTCAGTTAAATCATGATTTTCTATAGTTAAATTTTCATTAAGACCTCTTAAAAAATCGCACTCTTCTCTAGAAAAATTGTACAATTTTAAATAAACTTTTTCCGCAGGGTTGGTTATAGCCAAAGACCTCAAAAAAAGAATTAAAAAATTAAAATAATTTTCATCTGTTCTGGTTTCTTGTTCTAAAGCGGACTTAGCGCTTGCGCTCAAACATTCCGTTTGTTTTATTAAAAAAGTTGTTATCATTTTAAAATCCTGTTTTAGTATTTGGGCTAAAGGGAAATTTGTATCGAGTCAGGTATTCGTGTATGACAGATTTATAGTTACTGTTTTTAAGGTCTTTGTCAAGATTCAAAAACTCCTGAACCACTTTTTTGTCTAAAAATGGGTACCTAGTTTCTATACCGTAGGCTCCGCCCACGTATTCTTCCTTCATCATGTAGGACTCCATGCTGCTGCCAAAGAAGCTGGCCCATGGGAATATAGTACTTAAATCGTCAGGAAAGACTCCGCCGAAATTACTATGAAGAAAATATCTATTGCCGTTAAATCCATAGTCGGAGATGATTTCGTCTGCGCCGCCCCCAGATAAACAAACTTTGTATCCATCCTGCTTAGCGTGCTTGAAAACCCAAGACAGCCAGTTCGAACCACTATCATCTACCAGCCTACAATTTTCATTGTAATCTCCTACGTCTGAATAAATAGAATAGGCATATGGCTCTGTGTTCTCCTCTATATAATTATGAGCCTCTATATAAGCGTTTTGCTCCTTAAAAAGGTATTGATGATGATGATTATTTGATTCAATTATTTTTTTTCGTTCATTGACTATTGAGTCGTTCTCGTCCCCCATCACAGAGTAGGCTTTAAAGGCTGTATCTTGCCGTGTAAGCTCGTTACATATAGCTCCGCTGTCGTGACCACTACTTAACCCTATAAAGATCTTCTCGCGGCAATTTTTCGTTCTTTTTCGTATAGATTCTTCGAATGCGCTAATCCACCCATCAAACGAATTATTCTTTTGTTCCAAGTCAAAATCAGTAACCGTGCGGTCGGTAGACACAAAGTCTGTGGTGTAAATAGTTCGGGTAGTATTCGGCGGTAATTTTTGTATATTTCTATGGCCAGCTTTTTCTAGGGGGGTTTTGTACGAGCTACACCCAAAACTTTTTCCTTCTAGAGAGTAGTAGATCGGCTTGGTGCGAAATGTGTCGGTGGATATAATTAACACGCTTCTGCTCGGATCGTATAATATTAAGGCAAACTCTCCGTCAAGGTACCTAGGGAAAACTTCTCCGTATTTTATATATGCATCTATTATTGCTTTTCCGTCGGAATCATAGTCGCCGAATTCTTCGTGGTTGTAAATTTCCCCATTATACAAACATACAATATTATTTTTTATTAAAGGTTGGGGCACAATTTTCCCCGTTATACTTAGTAACGAATGGGATATGTAAAAATCGTCCACCTGTATCTTTGAAAGGTGATCCGGCCCGCGCAGCCTAAGAAGACGCTCTTCTTTAAGAGGCGACAAATTTGAACAATAAATACCACACATATTAGGCCCATTTTTTGAGAGACTCTTCTATAGCTTCTTTTGTTCCCCTTATCTTAACTCCTGCGGACAGTAATTTTGAGTTATCTAAAATACAGTTAGACCTTGGAGCTTTCGCTCCAAATTCGTAAAACTCTTTCTCATCTTGAAAAAAACTAAAATCATTTCTAATATTATACTGAGCCAACTTCTGTGCAACCCAAGAGGTTGTCACAGAGCCAGAATTAACTATATTATAAATTCCTGTAGCGCAATTCATCTCATATAAATCTAAACAAGCTTTAACAAAGTCTCCCCTATGAGAAATTGAATTTTCGGCATTTAATAGTTTATCATAATTTTTTAGCTTGCTGAGATAATTTCGAGAATTGTCAAATTCATCAAAAGGAATTCTCAATCGACAAATATAAGAATTATCTTTATCAATTAGATCTTCGGCTAAGGCTTTACATCCAGAATAAAAAGAACAATTATTATACTTAAAAGAAAAATTGGGTTCGTCTTCCTCGGTATAGACTTTCTCGTATCCATCGTAAATACATCCAGAAGAAATCTGCATGAACTTGACGCCTGCGTCTGAGCAGACATCCGATAGCATTTTTGGTAATACAACATTTCCTTCTATAGTCTCTGCCTTGTGGTCCTCGCAGGCATCTACGTTTGGCCTACCTATGTACCCAGCGCAATTGATAACCAATTTAAAAATATTTTTAGCAACCAGCGAATAAAGCACAGAATAATTACAATAATTTATATTACCGCGCGATATACCCCTATATGATAAATTTCTATGTTTTAACTCATTTATGAATTGAGTTCCCATGTAACCGGTTTGTCCTAATACTAATATCATAATAACCTTTCTAAATATTCCTTG